TCAAATCCATAGAGGCAAATGATTTTATTTCTAAAACTGTATTACCCTGGCGCACACACAAAGCAGAGTTATCGCCACCGAATCTAGCAACATCCAAACCCCACACTATGGGTTCGCTGGCGGTGAGGGCGACATCACGATCTACTGCTGCGCGTATAAGTTCCATGGATATCACAGTATCATCGTCAGCTTTTGGAAACTCACCCATGACTTCTACGCGGGAAACTGTTGAATCCTCGCCATATTGTTCAATCATGGTTTGAAATAGCTTTTGGTCAGTGCCTTCGACTGTGCGTGAGTCTACCTGTAGCGACTGCCAAAAACTGCGTTTGCTGTGAAAAGAGTCATAAAATGGCCCAGTGTTGCGGCGCGGGTTGGAGAAAGTAAACCAATAACGATCTTTGGTTGGTTCAGAGAAGAAACCTTCAGAAACCGAGTAGATGGGCGCGGGTATACCTGATGCCTCATCCATGATTAAACAAACTCCGTAGGAGCTGTGAATACCAGCGAAAGCATCTGGGTTTTCTTCTGACCATAACTGCGCTTGTGCGTAATAATACCCGGTATCGATTTTAAGATCGCGCTCTAGTGCCTCTTGAAACCACCCAGCAGGTTTAATCGTGGTAGCAGTTTTCATAAACCAATGAGAATTGATGGCGAGGGTGAGCCATTTACCTAATTCTGCCCAAGTTCTTGATCTAAGCTGCTGTTCGGTGTTGGCGGTAACAATAATAGTTGCGCCAAGCCTTGTAGAAAGCATCCAAATGATTAACCAAGCTACTAATGCTGATTTACCAATACCACGACCAGATGCTACAGCTAATCTGAACATCTCTGGTAACTCTATACTGTTGTTTCTTTGTATATGCGTTGTAATATCTCGCAAAATTTTTTCTTGCCACTTACGAGGCCCATCAAAATGTTCGAGGGGGGTGTCTTTTTGTCCCCATGGGAAGGCAAACTTAACAAAGTTATATGGATCATCTTTTATATTTATTGACCATAGTTCGGTCATTAATTGCTTTTCTTGTTTTGGGTCGTATTTCATAAAAAAAAATTAAAAAATTTTAGTGCAAGTGTTCTAAATTTTTAGCCCCCGCCGAAAAAGTGACCGGGGGGGTTGCAAAATCGGAGAGTAGATCTTGCCGAGCTGCCCGGTCGTGACATGGATACAGTAAGGGAGATGAGAGAGTTCCCACGCCTAGCTCGTATTTTTCGTTGGCAACAAGTCCTCTGAAAGGACACGCTGTGAATCTAGCTGATCTTCTACGACTTTGCCCTCGATCACACGACTCTTTGCAGAATCCAAGACTTCAGCAAGATTTAGGTTATGTTGAACCTCGGCTCTGTCCATCCAGGAACCACTATCCCGGTTCTTAAGGAAAAATATCTGGGCCGTAGTATTTCCATCGAGAGCTGAAGTGTAAAGTGCGTTGGTCACCGCAGCAATTGATTTAGCTCTTCCTCTCTTTAAGGCTTTATCAAATCTTCCTAATTCAGTCTTCCTGCGAGATATGGTGGAAGTTGATGTATTCAAAAGCTCTGCTATTTGTTTTTCTGAAAGTCCATTACCACTCCATTTTTCGATGTTGAGGTAGTCTTCTTCCGTAAATTTGATCCGTTTACGACCAGCTCGACCCTTTAAATAACTGTAATCTTTCTCTGCCATACAAAAATTCTACTTTATATAGCATCAATCCCCTATAGATTTTGACATACTTAATTAGGTATTAGTGTAGAAAAGAGTTGCATTGTGCGTTCAATTAGTTTTATAATACCTATGTAGCAAGGGAAAGCTACCATTTAAATAGGAGAGATAAATGAGAGTACAACTAAAAGAAAGAACAGACTTTGATGGAAACCACAATGGTTACTTCGAAGTTTACTTAAATGGCAGACCAGTTGGTAATGATGCTGAGTGCATTAGTTTAACCAAAGAGTTCAACACATTAGGCTTTGAAAGCATTGAAGTTATTCGCCCATACCAGATGGATATCATTACTGGAATAACCAAAACTGGAAAAGTATTTGAAATTTATGGTGGTCTTAAAGCAGGTGGCAGAAAAACTGACTGGTTTTTAGAAGTAGATGGTGTCTGTGTTGGTTATGAAAAATGTGCAAAACATCTTATTCAAATCTTATGTTGTGTAAGTTGGACTGAAGATCAAATAGATTTTTCAAAAAGCCTTTATGAAGAACAACGCAAAAGAGAATATAGAAACAGGAGAGCAGTATAATGAAAGACTTTGCACACAAACTTCATAAACCACAACAACCAAAACCATGGACTGATGTAGCTCGTGAGATGACTGAGAATATAATCTTCGTCATAGCGACTGTGTTGGCTTTGGCAATCATTATTAAGGGAGTAATGTAATGGAAGATATAAAGACTTATTTAGACGAAGGTGAACACAATAGTAGTTGGTCAAATGATTGGAAAGACCCGGACAACTTTTGGGGAAACAATGCTCAAGTTCATGTTTACTACAATCGTAATTGCAGCTTTAAACTCAAGCGAGAAATTTGGCATGGTTATAAAACCAAGATCATTAAACCAAATGACATCGAGATACTTACCAACGACACGCCATTTACCAAAGCAGAGTTAAAGACAGCTCTGATAGACAAATGGTTTGCATGGGAGAATGAGAACACAAGACAAGCCAACAACAAGGGTGCGCGAGAGCGTAGAGCGAGACAAAAGGAGATAGCGTAATGTCGGTCACACACTACAACTTTAGAAAACCAAAGATCAATCGCCAAGAACATGAGGCGATCAATAAGATCTTAACGCATCCACACTTCAACGCATTGATTAATGCTGAGGCCCTTGATGTATTAACAGAGCTTGGAATTAGTGCCAAACAGTTTCAGGACATTATTAATAAAAATAAATCAATTTTAAAAAGCTATAAAACCAAGGAGATAAAATGACACAGCACAGCGACAAAGTAGAGCAGCAACGAGAGTTATTAAAAACCGAAGCGTTAGATAAGAAAATCATAAGCATCGACATTCGCCCTGGGAGGATACAAACTTGGTATCAATCTGGGCGCGTGGTGACAGAGTATCCAAGAGACAAGCGTAAAAAAACCACAACTGATTATCGAGGTTTGAATGATTAATTTAATACAACGCATCAAACAATTTATGGGTAAGTGTCCAAGCTGCAAAGGCTTTGGCACAATGCCAGACGGAACAACTTGCAAAGATTGTTGGGGTTCTGGGCGTGATTGAGATAATCGGTTACATCACAGGGATAGGCTTTTTGATTTGGTTAGCTGTAGTGCTAATATTATGGTTAATCATTAAACATTGGGAGAATAGATAATGACCTACGAAATAGCAGAATATAAATACATAGGACACATGAGAAGTGTCTATGGACTCAAGGGTGACTTAGAATACCCAAGCAGAAAACACTCTAAAGAGGACAGCGAGGGCAATTGGCTTTTGATATCCTACAACGGACACAAGATGGGTAAAGTCCTGAAAAACGGAAAAGTTATTTTATAAAACACGGGCCATTGAATAGGTTGCTACTCTCCTTCCCCCAAATAGTGACCTAGGCCCACCAACAGAAAATGTTTCCGCCCTCGCGCTTGGCTTTTCTTTAATCGCTTCTTCTCATCCTCTAACACGATCCACACTAAGTTCTTATCGCTCAACTCCTGCAACGCCCGCCCACAGGTTTTCCTATTCAGTCCCACCATCTGCGTATAGTAGTTCAACGCATCGTGAGAACTAAAAGTCTCATATCGCCAACGCTCAGTTAATGACCAAGCAAAGAGTTTCGCACTCGCGCTCAGATCAGTTCTTTTAGCTACCTCCCATCGATACCACTTCCATACAATATTACGCACCTTATTAAAGTCTTTACTCGCCCGCGCGAGTGAGAGTGGAACTAGCCCACTCTCGCGCCCATTATCAACTTCACCTGGCACTAGCCACCAGTATTTATCATGTTCGTTTTTTCTTCTCATTTACTCTCTCATTGTGGGGGGTGTAAATGCGTTTAGCATTTCACCACCCTATAACATATGTTATGTTATGGATATTATGGTAAGTTTTACCATGGTTGTGTGACATTTTTACTATAGTTTGGGACATATTTACTATAGTTGTGTCCCATTTTTACCATAGTTACTTTTGGTTTCCCAGCCATAATTGGTGAATAATATTCTCAATTGAACGCAGCTTTCTTTTCTCCTCAGAGTTTTGTTTG